GACGCACTGTTCAACGTCATCTTGCCAGAACCAAGCAAATACATCAGCAAAGGTTTGAAACTTGGCGCATACGGTCTTACCGCTGCACTAACTGGCGAAGCAATTGAAACCCTGATGAAGGCTGGCAAGCCAATTGCTGGTCTCAAGGGTCTCGTCCCCATGCTATCCGAAGTCGACGCAGCATCACTGCGCAAGGCCCTTGGCCCAACCAAGCAAAGATATTTGCGTGAATCTGGCCTTGGCATGGACATGTCTGGTGCAACATACAACGCTCTGCAGTTTGACAAGTTCTTCCGAACCAACCCGTACGGAAAAAAGTTCGTAGAAAAACTGATTGAAACAGAAGATGCGGGCGTCATCTGGGAAGACATCTTTGACGGCAAAATTACAACCGACATGGCGTTGCGTTTGCAGAAAGCAAAGAACGAAGACCAGGTCATATCTGCTCTAACCAGTGGTTGGACTTTTGGGGATAGGGCTTTGAAGTCGGCAATTGGAACCTATAAATACGAGCGCTCGCTCGTTGGCAATTCCATCCGCAAGATGCGTTGGTTTCAACAGGTGCCCGAAGAACTCATCGTTGTTTCTGGCGGTGATGTAGATAACCAAAAGTCCATCATGAATATTGTTCGCTCACTGCGTGCGGGTGGAGCAAGCGACGCAGATGTAAAACTATTCCTCAACGGCAACCCAGCCAAAAACCAAATGGGCGCACTTGAGGCATTCTCCAAATTGCCGACCGCAACCCCAACCGCTCGCAAAAACGTAATCAACGTTTACAAGAGTTACCTAAAAACCTATCTGCGTTCTGCTGGTATTCGCGACGAAATTGTTGAAGAAATCATGAGCAGTGGCGAAATGACCATCGACAAGATGCGCACCTGGATGCGCAACCGCCAAGGCGTTGAATCCGACAACGGACTCATTAAGGCGCTGTATGAACAGTTCAAGGACAATCTCGACCCAGACGTATTCAACCAGATGTTTGAGGGTGTTGGATACACAATGAACGACATCCGATTGATGCAGCCAGCAAACCTTGTTGACCTGCTCAACCGAGTACAAGTTCTTCCAGACACTAGACAAATCAGACGACTTACCCGCAGTCCGCTGTTTCGTAAAATCTTTGAAGACTTGGGCGGCGGTAAACAAATCATCCCCAAACTCCCAATTACCAGCCGCACGCCGATGCGATTGGTTGACCATGTCGCACCCGAACAAAGAGCCCTATTTGATGAATTGAAAGACGAAGTCTTCAGGCTCGAACAGAACAAAGGTCAGGCGCGACTCAACGCCCAGGAACGTATTGACGAACTCAGAGACCAGATGGCAGCAATGACCAAGCAGGTTCGTCGCCCAACCCTGACTGGAGAACAGCGTTTGACGCTGGCATTTGCAGAAATGATGCAGCAGCGGGTATGGAAATTGGCAACTTTGGCAACTGGCGGATATGTGGTGCGCAACATGATGGACGCCCAGGTTCGTATGGCAACTGGCGGTGTCAATCAATTCCGACACCCGATTGATTACATCCATGCCGTAATGGGCAAGAAGTACGGGACAAGCATTACGGGCGTTGACTTCACAGACCTTGGTGCCGCTGCTGGACGACAGGCAATTGAAGAGGGACGAGACTTGGCTGAGGCTGGTGTTCGCCGCCGAGTTTGGGAACGCAGCAACCAAGAAGACGTATTAGAAGATTTGCGCAACGCATTCCTCAGCACCAAAAGCCGTTCTGGCTGGAGTTCATTTGATAGCGCATACCACCAACGAAAGAGTGGTTCGTTTACCCTGGTCAGCCGTGCCGACGGACCCAAGAACTACCCAACCCGATACCACACCGATGGGGTAATCCAGTCGGCACAAAAAACCCTTTCCGACGACTTCCAAAGCCGTGTCGCCCTTGGTCTTTCTGCTGGCAAAACAGATGACGAAATCGTAGAAGAACTCATCAAGTTCATGGACAACGAACGCACCTACGCGTTCCGCGCCACCAATGCGCTGTTCTCAGATGGCATTGAGTTCTACAACAGGGCTGATGATACTGTACGCAAATTTCCACCAATCAATTTGCTCGCAAAGAAAAAAGAAGACCCAGAGTTCTACAAGTCACTGCTTGACGCCTACTTCCGACACGTCGTAATTGACACGGTCAAAACCAACACAGGAAACCTGGACGATGTTCTATTCCTGTTTGCACACAACGCCGTAGGCGACCTAAAGAACGCCAAGATTGTCGATGCGTCAATGTTCAAACTCAAGAGCAATAAAGACAAACTTGCAGTTGGCAACAAGCGAACGGTTGAAATTGACGGAGTTGAGGTCAGGGGAATCATCCAAAAGATTGATGGTGACGCAATCACATTTGTTCCAGTCATCAGCGATAACGCAGCCACCGCAGGTAAAAACGGTTTGGGTTCCAAAGAGGCACGTCGAATCATTGAACGCGCCGAATTATGGAGCGACACAACCCAGCGCGGATTGGCTCAGGCATACCCACGTGAGCAGATGATTCGTTATCGCTCTGGTGGCGGCTTTGACTCCATCGAAGAATCGGTCACCACGACCATGGACAAATTAACTGGCTGGTGGTTTGACTTTTATGATACGGCTTCACGCAAACTTGAAAAGTCTGTTGTGTTCCGCCAGTACTACTACGACGAAGTTGTCAAACACATAGACCAATTGTCTTACGAAGAAGGCATGAAACTGTATGCCGAGATTTACGAAAAGAGCGGCGGAAACATCCGCAAGTACTTCGGCGAAAGCAGTGGCATCAAGGGCCTAACGCAGGACCCCAAGGTAACCAAAGCCATTGAGTCACTGCCAAACCGCAAAGGCATAAAGGGAACCCTGACGGTCGAGGAACTGGATGAATACTCGCGGTTCGTTGGCATCAACCGCACCAAGGAACTGCTCTATGACGCATCAGCCCGCAACAACTTCCAAGATGCACTACGCATAGTTGCGCCATTCGAGGCTGCATGGCGTGACGTTATCGGTCGCTACTCTTCGCTAGCCGTTGAACAGAACATTCACGCTTACCGCCAGTTCCACAAGGTCTATCGCGGATTCTCCGAAGCCGACCCAGACCAAGACGGTCGCGGATTCATATACCGTGACCCTTCGACTGGTGAACAGATGTTCACGTTCCCGCTGTCTGGAACAATTGCCAAACTGTTCACTGGCATCAACGCGCCACTGTCAGCGCCGCTTAGCCGACTGTCACAAGGCATCAGTTTCTACCCAGCCCTCGGACCGTACGCAAGTTTTGCTGTATCCACCATTCTTCCCGACGTACCCAAGTACGACCAATTGAAAGCATTGATACTCCCATACGGCGAAGTGTCGCTTGGACAAGCAATAAATGTTGTTCCATCATGGATGCAGAAAGCAGCACCAGCAATTGAGGGAATGCTGTTCGACAAGGTTCGTATGAACACCGTGTACGGCAACACGTACATGGAAACGCTGCGCGCTTTGTCGGTAAACACCGACAAGTACAACCTGAACACCGAAGAGGGCGTCACCCGCTTAATGGCAGATGCCCGTCAACGCGCCCAAATCCTCACCCTTATGCGCGCCATGGGTCAATTCACGGGTCCAGCATCCCCAACCACCGAATTCAAGATTCCCACCAAACAGGGCGACAAGTACGTAGATGCCCTACTGAACGAACTGCGACAGTTTGAGCAAGAAGATTACGACAGCGCAGTTGACAGATTCTTGGACTTGTACGGCGATGACCTGGTTCTTTACGTTTCGTCAAAGAGCCGTGCCATCGCTCAGGGTCTTGAGGCAACCGAAGAGTTCGGCGTCTGGGAGCGCACAAATACCGACATCATCAACCAGTACCCAGACACCGCCTACTTCATGGCCCCTCGTGGGGGTGGTGAGTTTGCCTTTACCGTGTGGCAGCGTCAGTTGCAGGAAGGCAAACGAGAAAAGTTCACCGACCGAGAAATGATTGACTTTGCCCAGAACCGTCTCGGTTCGGTCAAGTACCGTGCGGCGCGACGCATGTTCGGACCCAACCCAACCGAGCAGCAGCAAAACGCCCTGCGCGCTTACCGCGAATACTTGAATGGAAAACTCCCAGGTTTCCCCAAGCGCGCTCAGTTCGAAGCAAACAAGTTGGCAAACGATATTGACCAGATGGAAAAGTTGGTTAATGACCCACGCCTGAAGGACAACAACATTGCCCAACTTGTTCGCAGGTATCTGACACGCCGCAAAGAACTAATGAAGATGGGCGATTTGAAGAGTTTCCAAGCCAAAAAAGCATTGGCTGCCCGCACCGAACTGTACCAATTGGGTGAATCCCTGGCCAACGCAAACGACGAGTTTGATAGAGTTTGGTCGCGTTTCTTGGCACAAGAGGTAGATTTGTAATGGCTGGCGAAAACGAAAACACAAACACGGACCAGACTGGCGCTGGCGTTGTTGATTTCGACCCCAAAACCGCGAACACTGCCAACTTCCAGCGACGTAAATTCATTGGCTTTTCTCCGCTGCTGTCCCCCAAACAGCAAGCAGATTTACGCACAAGCCTCGGCCTCGCGGTATTGCCGCGCCAACTGCAGTACATAACCCAGCCAGCCATCTATGATAACGAGGGTAGGGTTGCTGGTCTTCAATACGACTTTGAAGACCCATTTGTCGTTGCTCGCGAAATTGACAAACTGTCAACCGATGAACGAATTCGGATTGCCAACGAGTTCAAACGAATTGGCTGGTACGGCTCAGGCAAACCAAGCCAAGCATTGCTTGATGGAATCGGCTGGTCCTCGGATGACGAAAAGGTGTGGCTGAAACTATTCGATGTAGCCAACAATGCACAACGTCCATGGCAGGACGTGTTGGGTCTCATCGGTTCGTGGTCGTCGGTTGGCGGCACTGGACCCAGTGTTCGCGTAACCTCAGATGAGGATGCGGCTGCATACACCCGTGAAGTGTTCCTGCAGTCCCTGGGTCGTATGCCCACGAGAAAAGAAATGGCAGACGCTGCAAACTTTATTCGCAACCGCGAACGCCAAGCCGTAGCCGCTGGACAACAGGTACCAAACACTGGACTTATTGCACAAACATTTGCAGAAAAGGCAGACCCCACCTCGCGCACCGTATTTGGTTTGGGTAACGCAATCGGGCTAGCAATGCAGGCGTTGGGTCAGTAATGACAAAAGAACAATACATCACCGAACAGTTGGCCGCCAAAGGCCTGAAAGACACTGCCGCTAACCGCAAACGCTTGGGTGCAGAGTACGACAAAAAGTACGGCACGGGCAAATCGGGTGATTGGCGCGAACGATTCAAACTTGAGTTCCCACAATTTTCCGAACTGGTTGACGGTGCAGAAGGTGAAGCAAAAGCCAGACAGGAATTTGGCGACGACCTTATTGACCTGTTCCTTGACTACGCAAAGAACCCAGACAACTATGACCTGACAAGTGATGCAGGGCGAAAGGTTTGGACCTCGAAAGTTCAGGCCACAAACCTGTACACCAAGGTCGGACCGTCACGTCGCGCATGGACGCTTACCCCAGAGCCAAGCAAACAAGAACAGATTGAAGCCAAGAAAATTGAACTCCTGCAGGAGTATGGCGATTTGGAATTAGACGACAGGCAACTTGTTGACATTGCCACTTATGCGCTTAGCAACAAAGCCTCCAAGGCGCAAACCAAGTATTACACCTTTTCAATCATTGCTGGACGCACAGCCGCAAAAGGTGCACCAGTTGCGCTTGGCGAAACCGAAGATGCCATTGCACTACGAAACAATCTCAAACGATTCAATTATGCGCCCCCAGGAATTGAAGAACAAATCAACTCTGCGCTGACTGGCAAATCGTACCTAGGAACCACCTATACGCCAGAACTTTTAATCAAGAAGGCAAAAGACAATGCAAAGATTATGATGCCACACTTTGCACAACAGTTTGACCAGGGCTACACACTTGACGACGTGTTTGAGCCATACAAAGACATCGCCTCCAGAACTTTGGAACTAAACCCTCTTGATGTGAGTTACCGTGACCCGAAGTTCATGGCTGCACTCAACAAGAAACCAGACGGAACAAGCCTGTCTGCTAGCGAATGGGAGTATATGTTGAAGAAAGAACCAAAGTACAAGTGGTCTCAAACCAAGCAGGCAAAGCAGGCTGCATCACAAATGATTAACATTCTTGAGCGAGCACTGGGACAGTACATCTAATGAGCATCAGGCCAGATGACCCACGCCTTGCTGACTACACGCCAGAGGAAATTGCCCGTGGCTTGCCAGAGCAGATAGCCGCCGAAGAGAGGGCTGCAGCAACACCAACCAAAACCCCTGCCGAACTTCTTGCTGAACAAAACAAAGCAAGACTTGGCGAAGTAGAAAAAGCAGCAGATGTTGCTGGCGGCTTCGTAACTGGTGCAGACCAAGATGAGGTTGACGCCTTGTTGGCTGGCGTTAGGTCTGGTATTTATTCAGTTCAGGACGCCCTGAATAGGTTGTCAAGCATTGAGGCCGCTGGACGCACATCGGTTGGTTCTGATGTTGGTATCGACGAGAACGCTTTTGCCAAAATCAAAAACTACCTTTCAGAATTTGGATTGTCTGACCTTGACGGGATGATAAACGAATTGATGGCTCGCGGCATAGAAGACGAAGCATCGGTTTTGTACGAACTACGCAACACAGACTCATTCAGAAAGCGCTTTGCCGCCAACCAGGCACGACAGGCTGCTGGACTTCCAGCCCTGACTCCACGCTCGTATGTCGACATGGAGAACACCTACCGCGAAGTCCTACGCCGCGGTGGAATGCTGGAATACTTCAACCGCCAAGACGTGTTTGAGTCATTAATTGGTGGAGACGTGTCCCCCTCGGAGTTGTATGACCGCATGACCAACGCCTATCAAGTGGTTCGGGACGCCGACCCAACCGTCAAAGCCGAAATGCAACGGCTGTACAACGTCGAAGAAAAGGATTTGGCTGCCTACTTCCTAGAGCCCAAGACCAGCGTGTCCATGCTTAAGCGAAGGGCCGAGGCTGCCAAGATTGCCGCTATCGGTCGGGAAAGAAGCGGAATTCAGTTGTCGGCACCAACAGCCGAGGACATCGCGGCACGTGGATACACGGCCACTCAGGCTGCTGAAGCATTCGGAACGATTGGTCGACAGGCCGAACTCTACGAACCCCTTCTGGGCGGCGAGGAAAGAATTAGTGAGCAGCAGCGTGTTGGTGCAGCCTTTGGGTATGATACCGCCGCAGCCTTGGATGTGGAGCGCCGCAAGGCTGCCCGCTTGGCTCAGTTCCGTGGCGGCGGTCAGTTTGCTTCCACAACTGGCGCTACGAGTGGCACCATCCAAACTGGTGCAGGCACCGCACAGTAGTACTTGACAGACCACGCTTTGTGGTATAGTTTCTTCTTGTCAGGGAACCCCGACCTGACCTGAGCAACAAGGGTGAAAGCAGCCTCCCGATTCCTCCGAACGGGAGTGGGCAGAATGGAGTGAGTCATGTCAAACGTCCACGAAGAGTATGAAGACGAGACTGGCGAAACGGCAGGTAAAGACCCCGTCCGTTCGCACCTGAGGAAGGTGGAGCAGGAAAACAAACTGCTTCGTCAACAGGCTGCGGAGTTCGAGAACCTGAAGCGAGAAATGGCTTTCACCAAAGCGGGCATTGACCTCAATGCCCCGATGGCAAAGTACTTCGTGAAGGGCTACGACGGAGAGGTGTCACCTGAAGCAATCAGGAAGGCTGCCGAGGAAGCAAATCTCATTCAGGCTTCAAAGCCGCAAGACATGGTTGACGAGTCCGAAAAGCGGGCTTGGTCACGACTGCAGAAAGCGGGTTCCGCTGGCGAAACAAACGACCAAGAGGTCGATTGGGCAGCCAAGTTCAACTCGACTCGCAATCAGGACGAAGTCATGCAACTTCTGGCTCAAATGAGACAACAAGCAGAAAACATCTAGCCCGCAGGCCCCGTGCCTGTCGGGGAAAGTAACAGGTAAACAAAGTGTCCAAGACACAACAGAGCAGCCTGCTCACAGACCAGGTTGCATTTGACAGGATTGCGTACTTCGCACTCCGCAGCGAACTTCTGTTCGACGCGGTGGCAGACGTGATGCCAGTCGCACAAGCCATGCCAGGGTCGTCGGTGAAGTTCACCATTTTCAACGACCTCGCCGAGAAGACCTCGACGCTGACTGAAGACACCGACGTCACCCCAGTGGTGATGGGTGACAGCCAGGTTGAAGTCACCCTCAACGAATACGGCAACGCCGTCAACACGACCGCCAAGTTGCGTGGAACCTCGTTCCTCGACGTCGACTCGGCTGCCGCAAACCTCGTTGGCTACAACGCAGGCATCTCCATCGACGGAGTCATCCGCGATGTGTTGTCGGCTGGCACCAACGTGATTTACGGTGGTGGCGGTGCAACTGACCCGTCGTCGCGCGTAACCGTTGCGGCAGAAGACATCATCGAGGCAAACGACGTTCGCAAGACTGTCGCCGCCCTCCGCAAGGCAAACGCCGTGTCGTTCAACGGCATGTACATGGGCTTCATTCACCCAGACGTGTCGTACGACCTCCGTCGCGAGACGGGCGTTGCCGCATGGCGTGACCCGCACGTGTACAGCGACCCAGCCAACATCTACAACGGTGAGGTTGGAGCGTTCGAAGGTGTGCGTTTCATCGAGACGCCACGCGCCAAGATTTTCGTGGATGAAGGCGCAAGCAGCACGGTTGACGTGTACTGCACGCACATCTGCGGCCGTCAGGCGCTCGCCAAGGCACACTCAATCGTGGACGGAAACGGTGCGTTCCCACGCGTCGTGCGCGGTCCAGTGGTTGACGTGCTCAGCCGCTTCCAGCCTGTCGGCTGGTACTGGCTCGGTGGCTACGCACGATTCCGTGAGGCATCGCTGCGCCGCATCGAGTCCTCGTCAAGCATTGGCACGAACGCCTAATTAGTTCAAGCCATCGAAGTGGTGGCGCGGGCCGATTTCCCCTGCGGTCCGCGTCACCACGTCGTGCTATTCTGTCCGTGAGGTAACTGATGTCAATTTCCAACTATGCCGAATTGAAGATTTTGGACCACCTGACGGGCACCGCTTCTTGGACTGCGCCAACTACGGTGTACATCAAGTTGCATACGGGGGACGCTGGAGAAGCAGGTACAACCAACGCCGCTACCGAGACAACGCGCAAAGCCGCTACATGGTCGGCTGCTTCGTCTGGCTCCATTTCTACTTCTGCGACATTGGAGTGGACGAATGTGGCTGCAACTGAAACGTACAGCCATTGGTCGGCTTGGGACAACAGCACTGCTGGTAACTGCCTGTGGACTGGTTCGCTGTCTTCGTCGGCTGCTGTTACCGCTGGTGACACATTCCAAATCACTTCGCTGACGCTTAGCCTCGACTAAGTGAGGTAGCCGAATGGCTACTGGAGCAACCGACTTTACGTTCGGTTTTACTGACACGCCTGGATTCCGTGAGTTTGCGGAAGTCCCGAATTATGCGCCACGCAAAGTCATCTACTTTGCATCACCGTTCAAAACAACTCAGGGCTTCTATCGCGGTCTTGTTATCGTTGACCGTACCGCCACAGGCGCAGGTATAGGTTCGCAGTCAGCGCTAGGGCTACATCTAAGTCCACGTTCAGCGTCAGGGTCAGGCACAGGTTCATCATCAACCCTTACTGTGCTGATTGCAAAGCGCACGGCAATCGGCTCTGGTACGGGTACACAGATTGCTGAAGGCGAGCGTGTCGTCCCACGTTCGGCTACGGGCAGTGGTCAAGGCGCCACTGCTGGTGGTGCTGTTGGTTTGCACATTGCCCCTCGCACTGCAAATGGTTCTGGTATCGGCTCTGGTACCGCTTCCTGGATTCGTGTTCGAACGTTCACGGCATCTGGGTCTGGCGCTGGGTCTGGTTCAGCATCTGGTGTTCGCATTACGTTCCGTACAGCAACGGGTTCAGGCGCTGGCACTCAAACTGCTTCAGGGCAAGCCACAAGAGCGCGCACTGCAGTAGGTTTGGGACTGGGTACCCAGACAGCCACGGGGTTGCATGTTGCACCTCGTAGCGCTTCTGGTAGCGGTACGGGGTCACAGTCTGCTGCAGGACTGCATATAGCGCCCCGTATCGCCACTGGTTCTGGAAACGGAGCACAGTCGGCCATTGGAGCCAGGGTTGACCGCCGCACGGCAACTGGCTCGGGCGTTGGAACATCCAGTAGCAGCACCGCGAAGTTGTTGATTTTCTACACCCCAGCCACAACCGAAATACGGGCAGCAGACAGAGACGACCTATCCATTGCGGGCCGACTGTTCCGTTATGCAGACCCGACCTACGCTGGCGTAAACGTCTACAAACTTACGGATGGAACATACACCAGCGTTGAGACCCGCGACCCAGTTCTCAAAACATATTGGGGCGGCACCAAGAACTTTGTTACCGCCGAAGAGAAGGCTGACCTAATTGCGGCAGGCTACGGTAGTTACATCACATGAGCACCTTCAGGCCCCCAACCGACGACTTCGTATCTTTGGCCATCCCGCCAAAGGAGTTTGACTCACAGGAAAAGCGGCTTGCCTTCAACCTGTTCAGGTACTTTGACAATGAACCTCGGGGTCGAAACGTGTTCCTACTGAGCGACGGAACCTACACCGAAAACGAACCGAACGACATAACTACGATTACCAAGGTCTACTGGGGTGGCTCAGAAAACCAAGTAACAGAGGCAGAAGTTGCTAGTCTTACTGCTGCAGGTTACGGGGAGTACATTTCGTGAAGCACAGAGAAACACATCCAAATCTTGATGTTGAAGGATGCTTTGCTTGCCGAGTGTCGCACTTCCGCGTATCTGGTGCGGCAACACCAACGCGCCACAATGTTTCAGAGTTGAACGGCAAAGAACGGCAACTTGACAAAGACCTTGATGCGTACAAGCGGATACGCAAAACTGGTGGTCAACCAACACAGATAGACGGCTCGGCTCGTCTGGAGGCAACAGCAAACTAATGGCTGCAAAAAAGAAAACAAAGTCACGCGTCAATGAGGCTGGCAACTACACCAAGCCAGAGATGCGCAAGCGTTTGTTCAACAAAATCAAGGCTGGCTCCAAGGGTGGAGACCCTGGTGAATGGTCGGCCCGCAAAGCACAGTTGCTTGCTTCCGAGTACAAGAAGGCTGGCGGAGGCTACAAGTAATGCCGCTCGCCAAGTCTCAGAAGTCCCTTAAGGATTGGACTGCGCAGAAGTGGCGCACGTCGGACGGCAAGCCGTCCAAGGGCAAGAAGCGTTACCTGCCCGATAAGGCTTGGAATGCTTTGAGCCCATCAGAGAAAGCCGCAACCAACAGGGCCAAGGCCAAGGGGAATAAGGCTGGCAAGCAGTTCGTTAAGCAGCCCAAGAAAGTTGCAGAGAAAACAAAGAGGTACCGATAATGGCCAAGACACCAGCGTGGCAACGCAAAGAAGGCAAGAACCCCAAGGGTGGTCTCAACGCCAAGGGTCGTGCATCCGCACGCGCCCAGGGCATGAACCTCAAGCCACCCGTTTCCGCCAAGCAGGCGAAGAAGTCGCCAAAGGCTGCGGCTCGGCGCAAATCATTCTGTGCGCGCATGGGCGGTATGCCAGGACCAATGAAGGACTCTAAGGGTAGACCGACACGCAAGGCACTCGCTCTGCGCAAGTGGGACTGTTAGAGTAACATCGTAAGCCAAACAACTAGATAGGAGCAGTCATGCCAAAGGTTGGAAAGAAAGAGTATCCGTACACCGCCAAGGGAATGGCCATGGCAAAAGCCGAAGCCAAGAAGACTGGCAAGAAAATGAAGTCAGGGAAAAAGAAGAAGTGAAGAAGTCTTCCAAGAAGCCCACGAATCAAATCAAGGGCGGTCCTAAACCCAAGAAGGGCAAGCGCACGATGAAGTCGTCTGCTAAGGCGCAGGCTGGTTCATTTCCAGGTTACGGAGGGTACGGCGTAAGGTGACAACTGCGGCGACGATTCTCAATCGTGCGTCGCGGCAACTTTTGTCGGGGACCGTAGAGGAGCGGAACAAACTTGCTGCGACCATCAACAGTTCTGCGACGAGCGTTGTGCTGTCTTATGACCTTGGCGGGTTTCGTACTGGTTCTGTATTTGAAATTGAATCAGAACTCCTTTACGTTTGGGAAGCCAACACCGCCACAAAGACGCTTACGGTGGAACGGGGATTCAACGGAACGACCGCTGCGTCTCACTCAGCCAACGTACTGGCTACGCTTAATCCGCGTTTTCCGCGAGCACAAATGCTTGACTCGCTCAACGCGGACATTGACGACCTTTCTTCTACTGCCAATGGCCTCTTTAAAGTCACGACGCTCGATGTCACCTACAACGGGTCAGACAGACAAATCAATCTAACTGGCGCAACGAACGTCATTGACCTGATTGATGTACGACTTCGCTACCAATCTGACGACTATCCAGTAATCCGAAACGTACGGCTACAGCGCGGTCTGCCAACATCAGACTTCGCTTCTGGTTTTAGCATCGTGTTTGACGAGCCAGTTATGGCAGGCTCCTTGCGCGTTCAGTACAAGACGCCGTTTACCAGAGCGTCTTCTGAGTCTTCCGACTTGACGACCAACTGTGGTTTGCCTGCTACGTGTGACGACTTGGTTGAGTTGGGCGTCATCATCAGAATGATGAGCGGCAGAGAAATCAAGCGCTCGTTCATTGAATCTCAGGGTGATACGCGGCGACCAGACGAAGTGCCACCAGGCGCATCCCGCGATTCCGTTGCAAGTCTTTTGCGTTTGCGTAGAGAGCGAATCATTGCAGAGTCTGGTCGTTTGAAGGCGCAGTACCCAATCCAGTTCAGGAAGTAGCCAATGGCTTCCTTGGCCGAGTTCACAACGGCGTTCTTCCCAGCGCCTGCGTTCTATACGGGAAGTGGCGCATCCCAGTTGGTGCCAGACATCTTCCCTGTTGCCATCAACGGTCGCCCCTACATGCTGGACATGAAGTCGGGTGAGTTCACTCGCCAATTTGATGCACGTGTCCGCGACTCAGTCGACCAGTCAACGGAACCTGGCGAGGGTGCAATCAACCCGCAGGGTTTGTGGCGTCGCAGCCAGTCGTCTTGGCATTATGGGGCTGGGCAGGAGTATTCGGATGCGTCGGATTCTGAGGCGTTCCGTTTCAACACGTCGAAAGGTGTGAACGTTTGGGAGAAGGGTCGCTTGACGTTGCTGCCCGACACAACCCAATCACGTTCGTCTGCGAACACGAACCTGCATATGGCAACCGCCGATACCCGCGTCTATATCACGGACGGTCAAACGGTTGCATACACAACGAACCTCACTTCGTTCACGGACGTTACCTCAACGAACGCATCCAACCTCGTAGATATTACGAGCGACGGATACAATGTGTTCTTTTCGTATGCTGACGGGAACATTGATAAAACCAATCCGTCCACTGGGGCGGCATCGAACTACATCACGGGTATCACCGCAGGGAGGATGGACTATGTGAAGGGTCGCCTGATGGTGGCTGGGGCTGACGGCGACAAACACAAGATTTGGAACATCACCACAGACCCAACCTCATCGGCAAACAACCCCAGTGCCTTGTTCACACATCCAAACAGCAACTTTGCTTGGCAGGGTTTCGCTGCTGGACAGAATTACATTTACTGTGCAGGCTACGCAGGCAACAAAACCCTGATTTACAAGACCGTCATCAAGCAAGACGGCACCGCGCTGGACATCCCGACCGTCGCAGGCGAACTGCCATTGGGTGAGATTTGCCAAACCATAGACGGATACTTGGGATACATCGTGATTGGCTTGCAAGATGGGTTCCGTTTCTGTTCAGCAGATGATGACGGCAACCTCGTCATCGGACCAAAAATCGTTACGGGTTCCGCAGTCGAATCGTTCGCTGGAGTTGGACAATACATCTACTTCGGTTGGAAAAACTATGACTCCACTTCCACGGGCATCGGACGCATGGACATCTCCGTGTTTATTTCCACGAACCAGCCTGCGTACGCTTCCGACCTAATGGTGACGGGACAAGGTTCCGTTACCGACATCCACGAGTTCAACAACCAACCCGTGTTCGCCATCTCGGGTTTGGGGTTCTACACGCAGCACTCCACCAACCTCGTCTCCTCGGGCACCCTCACCTCTGGTATCTACCGTTGGGGTGTTCCCGACGCCAAGTTTGTGCCCAAACTCGACCTTCGCTGCCTTCCCCTCGTTGGCTCCATCACCATGTCCATTGCCTCGGACGACGGCAACTTCTACGACTTTACGGCATTCAACAAACAGGGCCAAAAGGAATCGACCATCAACGGGCTGGAAGAGCGCGTCTTTGAGGCTGAAATCAAACTGACCCTTACCCAAGCCACGGCAACTACGGGACCAACCGTGACCCGCTGGATGGCGCGTGCCTATGCCGCCCCCCTGCGGTCCCAAATCTTCTCGGTCCCCCTCCTAATGCACCACAAGTTGAATATTCACGGCAGGGAGTATTGGCAGGATGTGGACCTTGAGATGGCGCTCCTACGCGACTTGGTGGAAACCCCCCGCGTTATCAACTATCAGGAGAACGCCGAAACGTTCTCGGTGGTCGTAGAGGACATCCGATGGCAGGCAAGGCAACTGGTGCAGGGACATCAGGACAATGACTACGAGGGCACAGCAACTGTTATCATGCGTAGTGTAAGATGAGACCCGTATGCCAGCAGTAACGCGCAGACAATATAAGGGCGCAGCAGCCCAGACCACCATCACCAACTCGCTTGGTGCTGGAGACACGTCTATTGCAATTGCAGCCACCACTGGCTGGCCGTCAACCGCTTCCGTTCCGTTCTTCGTGGTTATCAGTCCAGGGACCGCTGTTGAAGAAAAGTGTCTAGCAACAATCTCTGGGTCTACCCTGACCCTGACTCGTGCGCAGGATGACACGACTGCTCAATCGCATTCGTCGGGTGCGACCATCTACCCCGTTTACTCTGCTGATGATGCGGATGAGGCGAACAAGTTGGCTTCAACGTTGACGACTCGTGGAGATTTGTTGACGATGGGTGCTGGTCCTGATTTTGCTCGTATCGCTATTGGTGCTGCGGATACGGTATTGACTTCCAACGGTACGGATGCTGCTTGGGCGGCGATTCCTCCGTCGGTTGATATTATTCAGATTCACGTGTTTAGTTAGGAGTAAGTAATGGCTACGTTTACTAAGAAGAAGTTGTCGGGTTCGACTGATGGTTTGGCAATCAAGGTGACGGGCACGTCGACGTCTGCGACGGTGACGGTGCATACTGCTGTTGCTGGAACTACTGTCGGAACCTTTGATGAGATTTGGATTTATGCGAACAATACTTCTGGGTCATCGGTCAAACTCACGATTGAGTGGGGCACGGCAACGGCGGCTGACGGCAACATTGAAGTGACGATTCTGCCCGAGGCTGGTCTTGTCACCATCATCCCAGGACTCATCTTGCAGAATGCGAAAGTAGTGAAGGCGTTCGCTGCGACTGCTGATGTGATTCTTCTGTCAGGGTTCGTCAATGCGATTGAGGCTTAGTGTATGGCTCTCACAGGTTATGTTTCGGGTCTTATCATTCAGTCAGTTCCGACGAGAGGTCGTATGAAAGTAGATAGGTTCACTGCTGACGGTACTTGGACTGTTCCTGCTGGTGTCACTTATGCGGTCGCACACATTCGTGGCGGCGGCGGTGGTGCAGGGACTGGCTCGTCGGGTACTGGCGGCACTTCGTCGGTGGCATTTGCTAGTGGCACGGTGTCGGCAACAGGTGGCGTTGGAGCCAACGGAGGCTACACGGAAGCACCAACGGCGCAGGCAGGTGCGACGAATAGCGGATTCGGCGCAACATTCAACGGTTCAGACGGAAGCAACACAACTAAGATGAAGTGCATCGGACAAGACGGTGCGTACATTGTTGCTGGTGCTGATGTCACGCCAGCCGCAAGCATCACTGTCACCGTAGGTGCAGGCGGCACAGCAGGCACATCAGGCGCAGCAGGCGGTTCGGGCTATGTGTGGATTGAGTTCCTAGCATGAGCGAACGAACAGTTGCTCATTGCGAACCTGACACCACTGATGGTGTTGTGGTGAACATCAGCGTAAAGGCTGCTGATTGGGTGAACGATGACCCGACGCATCTGATTGAATACACGCCTGAGTCGCCTGCGGCGATTGGTTGGGAAGTGAAGAACGGTGTTGTGATTGTTCCACCGCCACCGCCTGAGCCTGAACTTCCTGTAGGGGAATAGTTGTGCCGAATCGCCGGGAATTAGGTTATGTGTCATCGTGGAACACAGTTGCTGCTGGTAGTGAGTACGGCATTGCGACAGGTGGAAGTTCATCAACGATTACGGTTGGTGGTGAGTCGTACACGCTTCTTACTTTCACGGCATCAGGTACTTTGACGGTGACGAAGGCAGGACTGTTTGATGTGCTGGTAGTCGGTGACGGTGGCGGTGGCGGTGCTTGCTGTTCGGCTGAAACTTTATCGGCAGGTGGCGGCGGTTCTGGTGGATATACGACAGGCACGGTTTATCTTGATGCGAACGCAACGGTGACCGTTGGTGGTGGTGGTGCTGGTGCTACAACGGCTGGATTTGGTACATCAGGTACAGGGTCAAGAGTTGGCGGTTGGACTTCTGCTGGTGGCGGTGGTGGCGCAGGTCGTGGCTCAGGTGGCGATACCAGAGATAGTTCATCTGGTGGTTCTGGTGGTGGTCGTGCTGGCTATCACGCTGGCAATGTCGCTGGTATGACAGCGCAGGGCAATAGTGGTGGTACATCAAGCAGCAATACTGCGGGCGGCGGTGGCGGCGGTTCTGGTGCGGCGGCTACCAATGCGTCAGGCACGACAGGAACGGCAGGTGGGGCTGGAACAGACGCATCATCATTTCGAGGAGAAGCAGGCGGCACTACAACTTATGCAGGCGGTGGTGGCGGTTCTGGTTCAACAGGCGGTTCGGGTGGGTCTGGCGGTGGTGGTGCTGGCGGTAGCAATGGGAATGGCACAAACGGAACTGCCAATACGGGTGGCGGTGGCGGTGCAGGCGGCAACGGGTCTACTTCAACTGCTCGTACAGGCGGTAACGGCGGCGCAGGCATCGTTCTCGTAAGGTTCAAGGTCTGAGATGCCGTACCATCACGCAAGAGCCGCACACATAAACGACAGCAACATTGTCACAGCAGTCATTGTCATTCCGTACTGCGGCGACGACGACACAGAGATTACGGCGTACTGCAACAGCATTGGTCTTGTCGGCACTTGGATAGACACTTCGTATCTCGGTGCTAGGCGTGGCAAATACGCTGGTATCGGTGACATCTATGATGCGGTGAACGACATCTTCACAGCACCCACCACCGAGGATGCGCCCGAATAACAGCCTTCGATGGCTGATAATCACACCCGCGATATTCTTCGCGTTCACCACACCAGCCAACGCTGAACCCCAACCAGGACTCAACACGTCCTACTACACCATCAACGAAATACCCCCAACCCAATCCGACAACACCTACCCACTCTGCGGCTCAGAGGTAGAAAACAACATCAACCGCAACTACGACGGCGAACCATACGAACAATGCACCTACGACCTGTTCATGGTCCACATGACGGGCTACATCACCATCCCAGAACACACCACCATCGAGTTCATGTTGGCATCAGACGACGGCGGAGAAATCACCATCGGTGGTAACACATTCGGAGTCTGGTACGACCAGGGTTGCACATGGACCGAATCAGGGACACTCCAACTAGACGCAGGTAGCCAACCACTTGACCTGTGGATGTATGAGAACGGTGGCGGAACATGCGTAATGCTCGCATGGAACATCGACGCACAAGGCTGGGAGATTGTTCCCGATGAGGCGTTCACCCGCAACGAGATGCCAGCCGTCACTACGACGACGGTAGAAGAAACCACCACCACCATCGAGCCAACCACGACAACCGAACCAGCCACAACCACTACCGAGCAAACCACCACAACGACAACAACAACCGTCTACGTGCCGCCAGCAACCACCACATCAACGACGACCACAGAGCCGCCAACAACTACAACAACTACGACAACCGTTCCTGAGACGACGACAACGCTTCCCCCGACAACAACGCTTCCTCCTTCAACAACCGTTGAGCCTTCAACGACGACGACTCACAGCAGCACGACGACGGTTCGCACAACGGTTCCTCCGACAACATCCGTCCCAGAAATGACAACCACAACAGTGCCAACAACAACACCAATCCCACCGACAACCACAATCCCAGAAACAACACCATCACCACAGGTTACCCTCAACAGCGACACCGATAGTTCCCAAATAGCACAACTTTTGGTATCGCTAGAACCCGACCAGGCAACCGAAGTGTTCGCCGCCCTAGAGATTGAGGAGTTGGATGAGGAGCAGGTCGCCGCCCTAGTAGCCGCCGTCCAGAACGCACCCACCGAAATCAGGGAAGCGTTCGAAGAAGAGGTCGACATCTACAAATCAGGGCTGGATACCTACATTCCTGTGGACTCCAAGATTCCAGTATCCCAACGCCGCACCCTCATCGCTGTTACTGCAGGCACTGTTATGACCGCGGCGGCGGGCGCATCAACTAGGATGCGACGATAATGAAGAAGTTCCTGTCTTACGTCACTGAAAATTCTTGGACCCTGGCGGGTACTGGGCTTGTGTTGATTACCCTTTCGGGTCCTACGTTGAAGCAAGCCCTGTGGATTACGGGCGTAGCACTGGTGCTACACTCGTTGCTAACTTTCACACAAGGGGAAGACAGTGAGTAGATTCATGGAAATCGCAAACAAGACCATCGCCAAGTTCCTTGACTTAGGACAGCGTCTCTTCTCCTTGTTCCTTGCCAATGCCCTGCCAGCCGTCACGGGTGGTGCAGTCATCGGTGTATCGGTAGCCAAGTCTGCCCTGCTCGCAGGCTTCATGGCTGTCGTTCAAGTTATTCAGAAACTTGCAGCCGCCTCCACTGACGGCGAGTTGACAAGCGAGGAGATTGCTGAAGCGTTCGGGAAGAAGTAATGGCAACCGTCCTCCCGATTGTCAAGGTAACTCTGTGTTCTCACCTGAAAGGGGTAAAACCTGGTGAACTCGGTCCAGAACTTCTTCGCGGCATTGAAGGCAAAGGCAAACTCCACCATTGTGCGGCTGACGCATACGAAGCAATGGACGCAGCCGCCAACGCCGAAGGCATCGACCTCTCCCCAACCAGCCAAGCGGACACCTACCGCAGCCTCGAAACCCAAGAGTACGGGTTCTACCAAAGACACACGGACAACCCGAACAAAAAACTCCTCAAACAAAAGCCGCGCATCTACAAAGGCAAAGCGTGGTACCTGAAGAAAGGTATGGCACCGATGGCGGTGCCAGGGACCTCCAACCATAACCTCGGTATTGCCATCGACATTGCTAATGCGAGTGGTGCCCGCTTAGCGTGGCTACTCAAACACGCTCAGCGTTTCGGTTTCTCATGGGAACTCCAATCGGAGCCTTGGCATCTGCGTTATGTGGCTGGTGATGCCACCCCCGAAGCCGTAAAGTCATGGCTTGCCACACGTCCAGCACCCGAGGCGTGACGTGGATGCCAATGCCGCACTCATCATCGCTGCGGCAGTAACAGCAGTCGGCGGCATTATCGTCGCCATCATCCAACAGTTCCGCAAAGAGAACCACACCGACCATCAGGTAGTCGTCGGTCTCCTCCACGTCCTACGCAAGTCCCAAATACGGGTAGAGGACAAGGTGGACAAGGTTGACGAACGGCTGGACAAGCACCTAGAGTTCCACCTCGACGGAGGAATACTTGACAATAGGCGAACAGTTGACCAAACTAGAGTTGAAGGCAATAGCGACCTATCTGCGTAAGGTCTACCCAGGGGTAGCCCAACAGGATGAGTTGTGGAATTTGATAAACAAACTCGAACAACTCTCAAGGGGGACCAGTGCACGACCCAACCGCAGGCGCGGAGATTCTTCTCAAAGCGCATGAACTAATTACGCGCGACAGACAGAACACTTACTCACATCCGCTGGATGACTACTCGCGAACCACCGCCATCTTCAATGCGCTGAAGGGCAAGGACATGATGACCGCCGAGGACGGCGTGTTGTTCATGGTGTGCGTGAAACTATCGCGCTTGATGCACGAACTGAACAGTAAACAAGACTTGCCCGACAACATCATTGACGCAATCGGATACATGGGCTGCCTGCAAATGATTCGCACAACAAGGGCGAACAACAATGAAAAATAGCAAATGGGACATTGAGTCCAACACATTCAACTTTGCCAAGGATTTAAAATACGGGCAGATGGGCGAAGGTCGCATACGCAAGATGTTGGAGAGCCTCGTTGAGGGTTCGTTCGAAGTAAAGTCCGACCGCTATCGCAATGGGAACATGGCGATAGAGATGCGACAGAATCCACGACGCTGTGGACGCTGGGTCCCCTCTGGTCTGCAAGTAACCAAAGCACAATGGTGGGTGTACATCTTCTCGATGGATGGTGGTTTCATCATCGTGGCAGTAGACAGACTGAAGCGCTTCATAGAAGCAAACAAAGACACACTAGAGACACGGGACTTTGCGCGCAACTCGGACAACCCAGCATGGGGTTACCTGCTCAAGCCCGCAGACATCTCTCTTCTGCTGTATGGTGAAGCGTATGACGGCTGAAGAACTCGCCCGCTGTCCGTGGTCGTTAGTTGCGGTGCATTGGATTGATGCGTTCGATTCGCAGAACGGCTGGATAAACACGAAGGAATACAGAGCCAAACCCCAGCACGTGATTAGCGTCGGCTGGCTGTGGCCCGATTTGCTGGAAGGATACGTGTCAGTCACGTGTTCGTGGTGCCCCGACGAGGAACCAGAAATGGAAACCGTCGGCATGGTCACGCACATTCCGACTGGGATGGTGCAAAAGGTTGTCGTACTCGGCGAACCAGATTGGGTTGCAAAACGAATTCGCACGCCCTAGGATGTCATCAACGAGCAAAGGAGGCTCAATGAATATCAGGAAAATCAGCAAACCCACGCACGGCTCCGCCGAATGGCTGGCAGTGCGATGGAAAGATGAGAGTGGTCTCGCTCGAATTTCGGCGAGCGTCGCAGCGTCAGTGCACGGCGTCAACCCATATATGACGACGGCTGACTTGGTCACCGAACTCATCGCCGCCGAACCGCCGCAGCCCAAAGAGCCGAACTCGGCGATGATGCGAGGCAACGTCCTTGAGACACCAATCAGGAACTGGTCGGCGCAACTTCTTGGCTACGAACTGTACGAGCCACAAGAGATGTACGTCTACGAAGAGGACGGCGTGCGCCTTATCGCAACCATAGATGCCATCAACCCAGATGGTCTGGTGCACGAAATCAAGACACGCAAGCGTCGTTGGGACAACAAGATGCCCGACATGTGGTACTGGCAGGGCGTACAGCAAGCCATCTGCACTGGCACAGACAAGGTCATCTGGTGCATTCTTGATGGGGACCTGGACCTCAAGTTCCACACGCAAAACGTCACTTCCGATGAGAAGCGCATACACATTGAGGCTTGTCGCAGGCTGCTGTCGTACGTGGACATGGGCATGTACCCCGACGACGTGATGCCCAGTTACGACAACATCAAGGACCTGTACCCCAAGTCCAACGACTCCACCGTCACCCTGCCTACCGAAGCCAAGGAACTGCTCGTCATGTTGCAGAAAATGAACCAGCACATCAAGTCACTGACCGATTCGGCGACCCAGATTCAGGCTGAACTGTGCAAGATGATGGGCGAGTCACAGTATGCTGTCATTGACGGTGTAGTTGTGGCTACATGGAAACCAGTTGTTCGTAACTCATTCGACCAGAAGAAGTTTGAGAAAGAACACTCTGCTCTATACCAGAAATACAAGAAAGCAACCACATACAGGCAATTCAAAATCAACAAACAAGGAGAAGAACAATGAGATTCAATCTGGACAACTACGAGACAGTTGAGCAAAGGCTCGCCAAGTTCTGGGAGGAATACCCGAACGGTCAAGTCTTCACCTCAATCCACCATTACGACGACAGCCGTGTGGTGTTCAAGGCTGAGGTGTACAAGGACATTAGCGACCCACGCCCAGTGGCAACTGGATTCGCAGAAGAGGTACGCGATGCCAGCCCAGTGAACCGCACATCCCACGTAGAAAACGCAGAGACCTCCGCAATCGGTCGCTGCCTAGCCAACTGGAAATACGCCTCCAAGACCCAGCCCCGTCCCAGCCGACAGGAGATGGAGAAGGTACAGCGCATGACCGAGGCTCCCCGCAACGACGCGGACCTGGTCACCAAGTTCCGTGAGGCGTGCGCCAAGGTTGGTCTTGACCCACAAGATGTGGCAAAAGAGGCAGACGTTGACCTCAACAATCTGACCGATTCGTCCATGCCCAAGTTGCGTGATGCGTTCAAGAAGATGCAGAACAAGCCAGCAGAGCCAGCCAAAACCGAAGGCTTCGTGCAGCAGGTGCAGGCTGTATTCCCTACGGCTACCGAAGAGGAGCCACAAATCAAGGACCCAAGCGCCCCAGCAAGTAGCGCACAGATTGGCAAGTTGCGTGCAATGCTGTTGGCAAACAGTATCGGTGAGCGCTCCAAGCAAACCGAAACCATTGCCGACATAATCAACCGACCAATCACGAAGTTGGATATGCTTACCAAGGGTGAAGCAAACAAAGCAATCAAGGCCCTCGAAGCACGCGCCAACCGTGTCTCCTGAACGCGAACGCAAAGGCTACTGTCAAGGCAACTATGACAAATGTTCCAATGAACCGTGCCCTATGTTTGGTACTTTGGGAAGACCCGATAGACGCGGAGTGCGCCGCGTTAGGGGGTGTTCCGACCCTGCCGCAAGAGGTCGTCGCAATAGAACAAAGGGCGATTCAAAGGCGCGTCGTGCCCGTAAAAAACTGGGGCTGGGCGGTCATCTTACCCGTCACGAGGAAAACTGGGGCGGTCGCTTTCTTTGTGAAATCAAAGCGGGCGCGCAGGTCGGTCCGATTGCTACCCGTTTCCAAGCCGCTAAAGCCCAGTCTTATGCGGCGAAGGCGGTGGGCGACATTCGCCCGTTCGTAATGGTCGCAATGCCTGACGGAACCAGCAAAGGCATCGTGTTGATGGACCTTGACGAATTCAGCCAGATAGTGTGCCTCATAGACGATATTGAATCACGGCAAGATAAAGGGTCCCTTTCCTCCTGAGGGCTTGTCGGCCTCGGTCGCTGGTTACTGGTATTCCCACCGACCGAGGTAAAACCCCCTAACAGGACTGGAGAAACACATGGAATACATACCAAGAATCTTGGGCTTAGTCTCAGTAACACTGTTGGCACTTGGCATAACAGACAGGGCTGAGGTTTCTGCACCGCAAACAATTACGACTACGTCAACCACGGTTGTCACAACAACCACGGTTGAACCAACCCCCATCACTACTGCCAACGCTGGAGATTCCGCCCACAACTTGTGTGGTCAGTGGTGGGGGTTGGCACAAGAACTTGGCTGGGGTGCCGAAGAGATGCCCACACTGGACTACCTCATGTGGCGCGAATCCAGGTGCGACCCGACCCAGCACAACACCACCCTGAATGCCGATGGTTCTACCGACATTGGGCTTACGCAGGTCAATGACCGTTCATGGTGCCTGCCAACCCGCTGGTATCCAAGTGGATACTTGCAAAGTGTTGGCGTGTTGACTAAGGTTGGCTGCGAGGAACTATTCGACCCAGCAATCAACCTGAAAGCAGCCAGGGCAATCTATGAATACTCAAAAGAACACAACGGAAACGGCTTCCAGCCGTGGGAGTTATAACTACATGGACCTGTTGAGCGAGTGGGAACTGGTCGACAAAGACGACAGGTTCAAAGAACATGCAGCGTGCAAGAAGGCAGACCCAGCCATCTTCTTCCCAGAGACAGCAGCCAACAGGGTATACAAAGAAGCAATCGCCATTTGCAAAACGTGTACCGTCTACAAGGACTGTATGCGTTATGCAATCAACAACAAGATTCCGTTCGGAGTCTGGGGTGGACTCTCACCCAAGCAACGCGAACGCGATGGCGAACAAATACTCGCTTCTCTTATGGGGCAAGCATGAGTGACGAACAGGTGTTCCAAGCGTGGCTAAATGAACTGCAGATTGTGGTTGATACGCTACGTGAGGACAAGAAAGACCTCCAGCATCGGGTGACCGAGTTGGAGAAACAAATAGCCATGTACAAATCCATGGTGGACCGACTAAAACTGGCTATCAGCCAGGGGAGTGATAACTGGATATGAATGACAACGCAAACCCAAACACGTGGTACAAACTCAAGGATGGAACTTGGGGTGCAAAACTCCGTCATCCAGCAAACCCAGGCGACTGCGTCATGCTCGTCACCAAGAAGGGTGAAGAGAAGCCAGTGTGGCTCATCAACAAGGTTGCATCGTTCCCTGATGCATCTCTGTGGACATGCACCTCAGAGGAGCCAGAGCAAGTAGTGGAACAGCCGTTCTGATTTACGGTTGCGACCACTGCGGTACGGTGGAACGTGCACTCAAGAGGTGGGAAACCGCCGACATTGAGGGGTGTGAGTGCGCGTGCCACCTGTACCGTGAAGGAAAACTAACGGCATCAGAAACCAATTGGAGAAAGAAGAATGCAAAACCAGGCAGTAAAGTGCAAAAAGTGCAACGCGGTAATCGTCCACGATAAACGAAGTGTCGTCGGCTGTCATTGTGACCCCGACGCCCCAACATGGGTGTACATCCAGCCAGACGGCAAGGTGCGAGGCTTCTCGCAATCCGAGTGGGAACTGGTGGACTTGTGAAAGAAAAGTGGACTTGCCCCAACTGTGACAACTCGATAGTTGTCCACGTGCAGTTATCCCAAGCGCCAGTGTGCCACAACAAGACAGCACACACATCCAAGCAATACGAGATGAACAAAAACCAGGACAACAAAACCAATGATTGACCTATGCGAATTCAACGAAGAAGAAAAGCGCGTAGCCGAAGAAGTACTGACCGAACTGGTGGTGCTTGCGCTACAGGTGCGACCAGCATTGCGCGATTACATTAGCAATCTGTGCGACGGCGTTGCAGATGTCCTTGATGAGGATGCTGTTGCGAGAAGCAAACAGTATGCCTTGTTGCGCATCAAACAGTTGAAGGAAACTGAGGAGTAGCGCTACCGCTACCGCTACCGAAGTCATTCGGAGCAAAGGGATTTCTCGGATTTGGGGGCGAACACGCGTTCGCTTGACGACGGGCTGGGGGTCGGGCATACTCTCGGGGTCGGCGTTCGCCGACAACAACCCAACAGGAGAAACCAATGCCCAAGAAACCAGTCACATTCAGCGTTGCCTTGTCACAAACGGCAAAGCCCAAACGGCGAGGCGCACCAAGCAAGTTGGACAAGGTTCGTACGCACCTTGAGCCAATCGGAGAATGGGAGATGTTCCGTGAAGCACTTGTCAACACGGACATTCCCGTACGAGCAATCCACGAAGCCCTTGCCCTATCGGGCATCAAGGTCACATTCGTCACGGTTCAGCGCTGGCGCAAAGACGCTATCGCCAAGAACAACCTCATCTGGGCGCAAGTAGACCGTGACATGGCGCTTGCCGAAGTGGAACAACTCAGGGGAGGCAAGTAATCATGACCAACGAAGAAGATGTGTTGGCACAAGTCCAACAGATAATGGACGAGGCAGGCAAGGCGCTTGGCTCAGACAGACCAGAGAGTATCAACTCTGAGTTCAGAGCAGTAGAGCAAGCCATGTGGGGCGAACTCGGCAAGGTAGATGAGACACATCAGATGTTCTCTATCTCGGTCGTAGATGAGCCAAGCGACAGAGAACAAGCGCTCAATGATGTCACCAACGGCAAGGCACATCTTGTCCAAGGTGATGGCACTATTGAGGGGCATGACGCTGACACGCTTGTCAACCTCAAGCATGTCGCAGATGCCCAAGACATCTACGAGGCACTCAACGACAAGTGGCTCGCACTTGACCTTGCTAGGGACAAGGACACCGTTGGTGTTCTTGTACGGCTTGGCGCAAAGTCCTCTACAGCACCAGACCAAGACGAGGACTCCAAGCGCGACTGTACTGTCACCATGATGGTGATGGCAGGACACTTGTATGTTGCCATCAGACACCATGACGACACAGAGAACCCTGTGTACAACACCATTCACGCAGAGGACTACAAAGGAGAGGACCGATTGGTCAATGCGCTACTCACCTTCCATGTAGCAGCAAAGATGCTGTTTGAGGAGAACAGGGAAGTAGCAGAGGCAGTCTACAAAGACCTCTCTCGCCAACGCGAGAAGGAAGCAAGCAATACCAACAACAAACAACAGTCCAAGGAGGACAAGTAACAATGGATACCCAACAGCAAGAAACAACACTCACAGCATGGCAAAGGGCAGAGTTCGCCATGGAACACTCCAACAGAGTGCTTCTGTACGGACTCCCAGGAACAGGCAAGACCTACTTCGGTCTGACCCATGCGCTCAATGGCAAAGCCTCATACAGGCTTGCCTGTACTGAGGAGATGACAGAAGCCGACCTCATTGGCTTCTGGAGGCGCAAGCAAGACGGCACTCTCGGCTGGTACGAGGGCGTTGGCATCAAGGCATGGCGCGAAGGCGCAAGGCTCGTCGTTGATGAAGTCAATCGCATCAACGGTGATGTCGAGAGCAAACTCATGATGTTGCTTGACACAGAGGCAAGCGCTTCATGGCAGAACCCAGACACAGGCGAGGTGGTCAAGCCACATAGCGCCTTCAGTGTCGTAGCCACCATGAACGGACAACCAGAGGACCTAGCGCCAGCAGTGCTAGACCGAATGATTGTTCGTTGTGAGGTCAATGTGCCAAACCCCAAAGCCATTGAGGCACTGCCAGAGTACTTGCGTGTTCTCGCAAGCACCTTCACTTCAGGCGACGCAGAGCACCGTTACTCGTTGCGCTCCTTCGTGGAGTTCCACAACATGTACCAGCGCTCAGGCAACATGCCCCACACAGCACAGGTGGTGTTCCCAGAGGTGGCAGAGTCCATCTTGGACTCACTCGCCATTGTGGCATCGGAAGTAGGCACTAATGCCTAAAGCCAAGTACGGTGTGGGCAAGTTCGCCCCAGAGGCACTTGATGTTCGCAAGAAAGCCAAGCACAATCGCTTTGAGTCCACTGGCACAATGCCAACGACTCTTGACGGTGTCTCGGTAATCATGTCGGACTCAGAGAAGAGCCACTTGTACTCAGCACCAGAGTCAGAAGGGGCAGAGTTCAGGCGACTACGACGCTTCGGCTTGCTTCTCTCACGCTACGGACTTGTTGACAAGAACAAGTTCGCCAAGAAGAAAGACATACCGTTGGAGATAGTGACTTGCGCTGAGCGCCTTGTCGCCACATCAGCATACGAGGACATCTACGGTGGAGACCCCACAGTAGGAACAGTCAACCTTGTGCCTTTGGCGTCAATGCTCAACAGCAAGGACTGTCCACCATCAGCACTAGCCCATGCGTTATCGTATGCCAATACGGCAGCGTTCCCACAACTCTTGGAGTTGATTGCGAACCATGATGTACGCATGGACTTGCTCAATGTGGCAGACAACTATCTCTCAAGGAGTAGCGTCAACTACCACGCACAACGCATCAGGACACACATCAACAAAGAAGGCACAGGGAACACCCGTTACACCAACGGTCATTACCAAGACCTTTGTAACCTGTTGATGAGGTCGGTGGACTCTACGGAAGCCCGAAGGAAGCACCGTGAGCAGCAAGAACAGCAGCGCCAAGCAGAACGGCAACGCAACCTGCGAGGAAGCGACAAGTACAAGCGCCTTCCCACAGACAAACTTGAGGGCAAGCGCATTGCTCGCAAGGGGCAACCTGTACTGCGAGAGATAATCCCCAGCATTGACGGTTGGGCTTTCGCGCTACTTGAGAAGATGCCACTAACACTCCCACACACGGGGCGCAAAGGCAGGAAACTGATACCCATGCCGTATGGCAAGAGCATCAAGTTCATTGCCAGAGAGGACACCGACCCAGAACAGAGGGTGTTCACTCGCAAGACCCGTAGCAAGGGAGGCATCGTGGTAGTTGACTGCTCTGGCTCAATGTCGTTTGACGATAGCGACCTTGACCGAATCATGGCAGCAACAGCAGGCGCAACAGTAATCTGCTATTCCTCTGGCAACGAACCACAAGGAGCAAACATGTGGCTCGTAGCACAGAACGGCAGACGCACAAGTCGCTTGCCCCGATTCCCAGGGAACAATGGTGTAGATGGACCAGCACTGGAGTACGCAATGTCCTTACGCAAGCACAATGAGCCTGTTGTATGGATTAGCGACACCAGAGTCACAGGTGAAGATGACACATGCTCACAGTTCCTACGGGACTGGTGCTTGTCGTTCTGTGAGCGCCACGGTGCGTACATCACACCAAACTCCTACGAAGCAGCAAGCCTGCTTACCAAGATACAGCAAGGCAAGAAGCCAAGAATACGCAAGTTCCGACGAGCAACAGAAGGGTACAAGAACTATGTCTGATGACAATGAACTGATGGGAGAAGTAGCAAGCATCATAGATGAGGCTAAAGAGCGCATCATCAAAGCAAGAGCCGACGAGGCAAAGAATGCCCTGTTGGCACTAGCCAAGCAAGCAACGAATGACAACCTGCTTCCTTCAGGGCAGCAAGTTCTCTTCTACCTTGTGTCAGAAATGCCTATCAGCGAGGTAGATGCTGACAAGGCAGTACGACCATCTGGGGCAGAGGGCAAGACAATAGAGCAACTGCGTGAGGAGGGATACACAGGTGGGGCAGTCACAATGCCCTTCACCTTTGACACCTACGACGACGCAGTAGGCAACCTTGAGAGCAAAGTCGGGGCAATCATTGCCGACTTCTCTCAACAGCAGAAGCCATGGGCATCAGTGACATGTCACAAAGAGCAAGGCACGACCACATACATCATGGTCGCAGCAGCCTGTGTGACAGTACACAAAGTGCTACCAACAGGCGACACTGTCACCTCGCACTATGACCCAGAGACAAGCGACACAAAGGACATTGAGCAAGGCCTCTACAAAGAGGGCAAGCGCATAGTCCAAGCCCAATACACCTTCACCGTTGCCCCACAAGCAATGAGGAAGCAGTACCCAGAGACCTACAAAGTCATGCTGGAACAAGCCCTCAAAGCCCTAGGAGAAAGCAATGATGAACAATGAGCCAAGCGCTTTGCTTATTGGCACTCTTATTGTGCTTCAGGACACGGCTGCTAGTCGGTCTGGTGCTGGACTGTACATCAGAGCAGGCATAGCAACCCTGTTGATACTTGCGTTCATCTACGCAAGGCAAGCAAGCAAATAGCGCTGAGAGACTACGGGTAGGCAGCAAGTACCCTCCTAACCTCCTGAAACCTGCCCGTAGTCTCTTGTTATCAGCCCAAACCTCGTTGCGCTACCGAAGTTGCGTGCTAATACGCACATGCGCCTGCGACCCCCCGAACAGCCGTTCGCTTGACGGGGTCGCTGGGCTGCCGTACGCTGGGGTTGCCGTCGGGAAACTCCCTTCGGCAAGCATCTAGGAGGGTGCTACATCATGAACAAGCAAGATGAACAAGCAATGAAGCAACTGGAGGGTGCTAAGCAACAACTGTTGCGTGGCACTTGGACAAGTCCAGACACCACAGCCAAGAAGGAAACTTGGTACATTCAGTGCCATGAGACCCAAGTGGCTGGTAAGCCTGAGGCTGGTCGGATTGTCTATGTGACGAAGTCACGGGGCGCATTCCAGTTGGTGGAACTGGTAGAGAACAAGGGTGCTAAGACCGACAAGAACGGTCTGGCTGTGTCTCTCTGGACTGCCAAGGTTCTTGCCTAACTGAGCAAGGGAGTTGGGGGGAGGCGCAAGCCTCCCCCCTTCTTGCGCTACCGATGTTGCGCGTGAATACGTGCAACGTGGGGGTATGTGGGAGGGGCGAACAAGTGTTCGGGTTGACAGTCGGTGGTGGGGCGAGTACCTTGATGAGTGCCGAGGGGAAACTCCCCAAGGCAAGCCCTCTAGGAGGGGGGCTCAGTATGGCAACAGCAAAAGAACAGAGACTTGACGGTCTCAAAAAGGCAATTGGCAATATCCCGCGAGGCAAGTGGTACTCGCCAGATACCACGACCAAGAAAGAGACATGGTTCGTATCCGTGGCTCAAGGCCAAGCGGTGGGAATGCCAATTGAGGGCGACTACGTATGGGTCGCCAAGAGCCGAGGTGCATTCCAATTGGTGGAGGTCACCACTCAAGCAGGGGAGCACGTCGACAAAGAGGGACTCAAGCGAGCCCTCTGGAATTGCAAGGTCGTGAACGACCTCTAAAAACCCCGAGGGGAGGGGTCCGAGCCGAGAGGCTCGGGCTCCTCCTCTTTTTTTTGCCCAGATGGAACTAGGGGTATGCCGCTACCGTAGGGGGGTGGGGAGTCAATATACCCGTCCTCTCTATAGAGCCATTTCTTGGGTAGCCCAAGGTTAAGAGTCAGATTTATCTTTTGGCTTCGGCTTCTACTGGTTGCAACTGTTCTTAGCCCCCCCAAGTTCTGTTTTACGTCTGAACCCGTCTGTTCTGTATACCGAAAGAAGACGACAAGCAACGGTCCCCTTTTCAGGCCACCATCCCGTGCGGTCTAGCGATGCTGCCCTGGCTGTTGTAAGCGAGGAGGAATCTAACCGTTTAGGGTCCGTATTCGTTCTGTTGTGCGCTAGAGGGTAGCAGGTCCTTCGGGTTTTTTGCAACCTGCTACTCTGTGTTTACCAATGGCTCGCAAGCAGAATCCAATAAACGACATTGTGGACACGGTTGGTGCTTGGTTGGGTGGAAATCGTGGGACGGTTCAATCTACTGGGTCTGGGACTGTACAGCGTGTAGATGCACAGTCGTTCAATCAAACCAGATTTGTAAACGGCAAACCTCAGTATCCTGAACCACAGTCGTTGAGGAATATGCCGTTTCAAAATGCTGGCTATGACGACAAGTTCAACAAGCGTGGTCAAAGAGCGTCAACACAAAACATTCAAGAAAATATTGTTCCAGGTTACGAACGAAGTGCCGAAGTATTCGTAAGGGATATTGGGACTGTTTATGTGAATCCTGCCTACATGTCGGAATACATTGACCCTCCTGGCACGGCAGACAGAAAGGAAGCAAAGGCAAAAAAATTTGAAGGGTTGACTAAGCAACTTTCAAGTTTTGCTGAAGCAAATTCGAAGTATTTTGATAAAAATTTTGAGGTTCTTCCGTACCCAAAACGGGGGAATCCAACGATGTATGGCAAAAAACAGGTTGACCCTCAAAAAACGTTACAACTGAACATTCAAACTGGACGTAAACCAGAAAATCCAAATGCTGTTGCGTGGGCGTCCACGCACCCACTTTCTATGCCCGTCCCAGGAAAAGGCATAAAATTCCAACAGGAGTCACCACGGCAAAAGGATATTGTGTTCAGTGTCGAACACAATGATTTTAGTCGGCTTTCTCCCTACACGCCGAGTACTTTGCAGCACGAATTTCACCATTCTGTCGGTCTTGAACATTCAAAAAATTACAATGCGCCCCACAAAGAGCAAGACAAGAACACGATTACTTCTTATGCCAAAGAGACCGAGTTGGAAAATTCCTCTCAAATGTTGCCGAGTGATGTCAACTTTTGGAAACAAGTTCAAAACACTGTGGATGTGAAACGTAGGGCTAAAAACGCTTACAAGGGCGTCGCCAAAAAGCGTAAGTAATGCCTGCTCGTCGTGCAAAAAAGTCTGGGGACGTGATTGTTGGTCCTTATGGTACGGTTATTCCCGCCATTGAAACACCGACTCTTGATTTGTCTAAGCAGCCGTCGGTTCCGTATAAAGGTGGTACGGCGACGATTCGCAGTATTGGGATTACGACTGGTCGTGGTGAGGTGTTGATTCCTACGGTGAATCGGGTTACGAGGAAGGTGATGTCGGATGAGGAGGCGATTCGCCGTTTTGAGCGGACTGGTGAGCATCTTGGGGTTTATGGTTCTCGTGCTGCGGCTGATTTGGCTGCTTCTGTGTTGCATTTGTCTGAGCAGAACAGGATTGGGAAAAAGTCTTCTCAAAGTAAAAACAAGCGATAATGCCTGCTGGTCGTTCGGGGTTGCAGCATGTGCTACTCTTTTTTTATGGCTGACAAGAAGAACAAGAAGGGTTTGACCCGCGGGCAGATGGCTCAGGCTAAGCGTATGTCTGGTCAGGCTGGGGTGATTTTGGCCAATCAGAGGTACTTGGAGAAGTATGCAAACCCTGGTATTGGTTTGGTGTTCCCGAAGACTGGTCGCAAGTTGACGGTGTCTGAAGAGTTGGCTAACTTCCGTGCTGACCCTCGGTTGAAGAAGAAAAAGGGTTGACGTTAGGTTTCTGGCTCTAAATGCCTAAGGGGAAACGTAATGTGGCGGCTGAAGACCGCGCTATTTTCTTTCAGGCTATTCAGTCTGGAATGAATATGAAAGAGGCTGGCCGTTTGGCTGGCATCTCGTATACGACTGCCCGTAACTGGATGGCTCGGTCTAAGCAAACCAAGATTGAGTTGGATGAAGCCAAGTTGCAAACTGGGCGTGGCACTGGTGGTAATTCGCTTACCCGTGATTTGAATGCAATGCGGGATGTGCCACCTGTTATTCCTGGGTCTCGGCTAAAAGAACGCGCACAGCGTGGACTTGAGGATTTCGATTACTTTCGGCGCGTCTATTTGGGCCGTGTGCCATCTAACTGGCAGGTTGATGCCGCATACAAGATTGTTGAACGCTTGGAGAACAAGGACAAAAAGTTCCTTGTTTTGAATTGTCCTCCTGGCGCTGGTAAGTCAACGTTGTTTCATGACGTGGCTGTTTGGGCAATTGTGCGCAACCGTGCGGTTCGTGTGATGATTGGGTCGATTTCTCAAACGCTGGCAAAGATGTATAGCCGTCGTATTCGTGAGACATTGGAACGTACGGTGCCTCTTCGTCCCGACCCCGAGTTGGTGAAACGCGGGTTGGCATTGAACGCTGAAGCATGTTTGGCTTTGGACTATGGGCGCTTCAAACCCAACAACGCTGGTGCTTTGTGGCGAGCCGAAGAGTTCATCGTTGAACAGTATGCGGGCGGCGGCTTGGACAACAAAGAACCAACCGTGTCTGCATACGGTATCGAATCGGAGTTCATTGGTCACCGCGCCGATTTGTGTTTGTTTGACGACGTAGCATCTCCAGAGAACGCTAAGGAGTCGGTGGCTCGCGACAAGTTGATTGAACGTTGGGACTCCATGGCTGAGGCTCGCGTGGACCCAGGTGGACTACTGGCTGTTATTGGGCAGAGACTGGGACCTCTTGACCTTTACGCACACTGTTTAGGAAAAGTGACGTATGAGGAAGAAGAGTATGACGGCGAAGATATTCGTGACATCTCCGACATTCCAGAACCAGTAAAAACCCACAAGTACGAACACCTGGTCTACAAGGCGTATTACGAAGAACTGGATACTGGTCCCGCTTCGCGACGCACAGATGCACCACCGTGGCCAAACGGTCCACTGTTGGAGCCGTACCGTTTGTCGTGGCGCGACCTTTCCTATGTGCGCCATTCCAGTCCGCAAAAGTTTGCCACCGTCTATCAGCAAGAAGACATGGCAGAGGGCAACTACCTGATTGAACGGGTTTGGGCAACGGGTGGCTTTGGTCCAGACGGGGTTCTGTATCCAGGATGCATCGACAAAGACAGACGCCCTGGTTACATCCCTGCTGGATTAGAACCACCCCTCATTTCGATAGCAACCGTTGACCCGTCACCCACCCAGTTCTGGGCGCTGCAATGGTGGATTTACCAGCCAGATACGAACTTGCGATATTTGATTGACTGCGAGCGAATCAAACTGACAGCCGAAGACCTACTTGGGTACGACACGCAGTCGCGAACATATGGCGGAGTAATGGAGATTTGGCAGGAGCGGGCGTTCCAGTATGGATACCCCATCTCGCACTGGGTTGTTGAAATCAACGCTGCCCAACGGTTCCTTCTGGCGCACGACTTCGTTCGCCGCTGGCAGGCTCTCCATGGCGTAATGATAGTTCCCCACACCACCTCCAGGAACAAACTGGACGAAAACCTTGGCGTTGAAGCCCTGCTGCCACCCCTATGGCGTTCAGGCCAAGTGCGCCTGCCAACAATGGTTGACAACTGGAAAACGTTGGCTTTTGTGGACGAAATGACATCTTGGACTCGCGACAAAAAGAACGGCACCGACCTTGTTATGGCACACTGGTTTGCCGAACTACACATGCCGCAGTTGGGTCCAGTGCGTCGCCCACCCAGGATGTGGAGACCAACATGGATGGGTTAACGATTGTGCTACTGTTTTAGCAGTCATGGCCAAAAAGAAGTTGACTCCATTCGAAAAGGCGCAACGCCAATTCGTTCAAGCACGTCTAGCCGAAACAGGACTTGAAGCATCGCCAGAGACACGTCAGCGTTTCCGTCAACGGTTTGAAACCCTTGCCGCAGAAAAGCAGGGTCGCACCAAACTTGCACAAAAACTTCTCCCGACTGCAGCCCCAGAAGAACGCAAGAACTTCAAGCGAATGCTTGCAACCGATTTGCCAGCCCGAGGAGACGTGGGTGGTGGCACTGGTGGTGGAACCACGCCGTCCTACAAAGTTCCTACCGCAAAAGACATTACCGCTGGTTGGCAGCAAGCCGTTAAGAGCGGCTCATACAAGGTTCCAACCCCAGCCACAAAAGCGCCAACTGTTTCGACCCAGCAAACATCAACGACGTCATCCAAGTCCAAGGGCAACGTCTTCACTAATCGCCGCCAAAACGTCATTGGCAAAGGCATCAACTATCCAGGCCGAACCTTTGTTGAAGGTGTAACAAACCCATTTGGCAACGTCGGCGCAATCAAGGACTGGTCACCTAAGGGTCTGGTAAAAGTTGCTGGTCAGGAACTTAGCGAAGCCGCAAGCATTGTATCCAGCGCTCAATTGACTGGTGCGGGATTGAAAGCCGTAACTTCAGTTGGACGATTTGCCGTAGGCGGTAAATTTGGTTTGAAGAACCTATTGTCGCGGATTCCAAAACTTGGCGATGCCAGCATCAACAGGTCTGGCGGTGTAGGCAAAGGACCTTACGGTCCGTCCGTGCCACCTGCGCCATCTGCGCCCGCTTCACCAGTTTCTGCTGCCACGTCTGCTGGGAAGTCAACGGCGCTACCCAAAACAACGTTGCGCCTAAACGCAAAAGGTGGATACGGTGGCAAGTCATACGGTCCCCAAGTTCCCGCAGCAACAAAGCCAGCAGCAACGAAGCCAGCAGCCACGAAGCCAGCGACAACAAAGCCTGCTACGTCAAAGCCTGCTTCCACTAAGCCAAGTTCCAGAATTTCAGAAACCTTAAAAGGTGGCGACACAAAGCCCGCTTCCACAAAGCCCGCTTCCACAAAGCCCGCAAAGACCTCCAAAGCAGATGCCGAAGACCTTGCTTACCAAGCAGCGCAAACAAAGAATCGCTTCCCTGGGGCAACAGAAAAAGACACGAAATTTATTAATGACCTGAATCGCGCACAGCAGGCAATTGAAAACAAGTCGCCAGGTTATGAGGGTTACGCAAACTGGTTAAAAAACCCACAGACGCAAGCCACTCTTCGCAGACTACGGAGAAAGTAGCCCATGCTCTCAGTAGAGCAGATTGTCGAACTGTACAAAAGCCGACAGTTAAAACTCGGACCCATGTTCGAGCAGATGCGTCGCGTGCGCGATTTGGCAAACGGAGACGTTGTTGTCCCGCTGAACGAACTTGACAAGTCTGCAAAATCAAACGTTGCCAACCTGCTGGTGCAGGGCTTGGACCAGATGTCCATGCGTGTTGCATCAACGATGCCATCGCCATACTTCCCACCAGTAAAAGACGGCTCTGACCGCTCTAAGGGCTATGCCCGTATGCGCAAGAAAGCCGTGCTGTCGTTCTGGGACCACAACAAGATGCAGATAAAGATGCGTCGTCGTGCCCGACACCTGCTCGCATACTCGCAATCAGCCGTATTCATCAAGCCAGATTTTCGTACCTTGATGCCCAAATGGGTGGTGCGCAATCCGCTGGACACTTACCCAGCACCAGTTGAAGACCAGGACGACATCATTCCAGAAGACTGCATCTTCACCTACAAGGTCAGCGCCAACTGGTTGATGCGTAACTACGGAGAACTCGTTGGTGGACAACTGCGAATGGGTGACATTACGTCCGATTCGCGTTACACAATGCTCGAATACGTGTCACCACAGGCACTCCAACTCGTGGTGTTGGGCGCAGAAGACAACCCAGAACTGTCACTGGCAGAGCGTGCGGGTCTTGAAGCAATCATGCTGGAGACAATCCCCAACCGAACTGGGATGCCACTTGCCGTTGTTGCCAACAGAATCACGTTGGACAAGCAGCGTGGACAGTTTGATGGTGTACTTGGCATGTACTACACACGCGCACGCCTGCAAGCACTCACCGAAATTGCCATTGAGCGCGGCGTATTCCCAGAAGAGTACCTGGTTGCACGCACTGGAGAGAACCCAGAAATCATTCAACTGGCAGACGGACGCAGCGGAATCCTCGGAATCGTGCGTGGTGGAGACATCCGCAGCCAAGACCTCAACCCTGGCTACAAAACCTACGAAGCCCTCGACCGTCTTGAGCGCCAAGAGCGTCTTGAAGGCGCAATCCCAGCAGAGTTCGGTGGAGAATCGGCAACAAACATTCGTACTGGTCGCCGTGGAGAAAACGTTCTGTCGGCAACCGTTGACTTCCGAGTACAGGAATCACAAGCCGTATTTGAATCATCGCTTCTCGAAGAAGACAAGATTGCCATTGCAATCGAAAAGGCTTATTGGGGTGACTTCCCCAAGACATTCTTCATCCCGTCGCGCACATCCGTTGGACAGGAATCGTACGTTCCAAACAAGATTTGGGAAACAGACTTCCACTACGTCGCATATTCGGCTGCAGGCTCAGATGTCAACTCCCTTATCATCGGGCTTGGCCAGCGTCTTGGCACTGGCATGATGAGCAAGGAATCAGCACGCGAAGCAGACCCGTTGATTTCCGACCCAGAACTAGAACACGACCGAATCATTTCCGAAGGAGTTGAAGCAGCATTGTTGTCAAGCATCCAACAGCAAGCCGTTGACCCCAACGGCCCATACCAACCAGACGACCTCGCGTACCTGACACGCCTCGTCATGGAACAGGACGTCTCACTTTATGATGCCGTTGAGCGCACGAACAAGCGCGCACAGGAACGTCAAGCAATGGCAATGCCTGCTGGAGCACCAGAGACAATGCCAGGATTGGCAATGCCAGGAATGGGCGCGGAAGCACCTGTTGCAGGTCCAGGGGGCGAACCGAGCCTGGAGCAACTCTTAGCGCAGATGGGTGGCTGAAATGGCCAATCGATTTGATTTGCAGAACCCAGCAGCCAAAGTTGCCAAAGCAGCAGCCAAAGGACAGACGTACGGCAAAGCCACTGAACAACTGGCAAGCCAGTCGGCTGTTCCAATGGGTGCATCACCGTCTGACGTTTCTGCCGCTCGTGCAGCACGCGCACCCAAACCCCTGCCACTGACGGCACCAACCCAACGTCCAGACGAACCCATCACCGCTGGCGCGCCATTTGGTGCTGGACCAAACATGTATCAGGCTGGCATTCCGATGGTAAACGAAACGCAACTTGCAATGCAGGAAATCCGACAGATTGCAATGATGTTCCCCAATGAAGATTTAGAAGACCTTCTACTTCGGTACGGGATGGAGTAATGCTTTACAACAATCTGTTCCCAGAGGACAGAGAGTACATCTTGCAACTCGGCCAAGATGCACCAACCATGGGATTCCAAGTATCGCCAGAGTATTCAAAGTCAATGGCTTTGAAGTTAAGCCAAATCAATTATCGCGCACCATGGCTGGCGCCAGATGTACAACTTGCTTTGGCTCGTGGCGGCGCGTCCACTGCAGCAATTGACCAAGTCGGCAAGATGTA